TTGAGCCAGACTTCTATCGGCATCTAATTGCCCCTCATATTCTAAGTGCGTACCTTTAGCCCACTTGGACTGCGACTGCATGTCCAATTCATCGCCTGTATTTAATACAAGGTCAAACTTCTCACGTTTTACCAGCTTGATTAAATTCTTAACGGCTTGCTCATGGTGATATGGAATCTGTAGATCCGAGATAACCAGATAGCGTTTTTTAATCATCATCCTCATCTTCATAATCGCCAAAGCGTTCTGGCTCTATTGGATCAGGCAAGATCCATGCGGGATAAGCGGATCGCTCTATGATGATGCCCATTACTTCTTCTTCACAAAAGCCAGCCCGCTTGAGGCTTTGGGCAAACTCATACATCCCAATGCAGTAAGCATCGAGAGCTGAGTAATCTTGCTCTACGAGATTCTTAGTCGCTTTTCTGGCCATGGGATAATTGTCACCTGTCTAGTAAAGTAATTATTGTTTCGACACGCGCTTCAAGTCTGGTCATTCTGTCGTTCATCGAGCTGCCACCGTTGGGCTTTAGTTCTGCTAGGTAATGCTTTACTAACCAACGCACTGAGCCAATAAATGAACCAATAACGGTCGTGGCAGCAACAGCAAGAGCCGCCATGTCCATCGCATTCATTACTTTTTGAGGCCGAGTGCTGTGTCATTAGCGTTGAGGTAGCGCAATACCGGTGGCAAGATTGATGCAACACCAGCTGCGATAAGTGCCTTTGGATCTGTAACTCCAGCAGCAACCATTGAGATTACTGCGACGAGAAATGCTCTAGCCCATGATCCTGCTGCTGTCTTTAATTCATTCATTAGATGCTCCTAGCATAGGTACTTGAAAAAAAGTCCCATCATCGTCAGCTTCTTTCGCAAACGAGATATGACAGTGGTGGTTGTGTTTGTTAGCCCCTGTGTATTCTCGCCAAGCCCATGATTGCTTTGATGAGGCGATACGACCATCAAAGATAATGTAGGTAATTCTGCGTTCTTTTTTAGACTTGCATAAGAGTCGAATCTGATCTGCAATATCTGGCATGAGGTCTGGCTTGCTCCGACCACTGACATCACGATCAACATCGATGGCACGAACCCAGCCATTAACATCGGGATTATGATCGCTAGGGCGAGCTGCGTGTCGGGTATCACCGATCCAACCATCCGATGTGCGGTCACGATCTGGGAATGTGTCATCAAACTGTTCCCTTAATTGGATCGCAGCTTTACTTAGTTGTGGCTTCATCCAAGTAACAGTGCTGCTTCATCGGCAGTAATGCCTAATTTCTTAAGTAGAGCATCCTTGGCTGATGCAACAGCAGCTGCTTCTGTTGCTGCTGCTTCAATGGCTGCTTGATCTGCTTCCCATTGTGCTACCTCTTCAGCTGTCATGTCGCGCTCGATTGCTTCGCCTGTCTCAGTGTTGTGTTCGTAGATTTTCATTATTTCACTCCATAAAGTACGTAAGTGCCGCCAGACCAGTTAGATCCATAGATAAAATCTAACTGTGTGATTGCTGCATTTGTGCCGTAATAATAACCATTGACTTGAGCCAAAGCACGAGCAGGACTAGAATCTAAAAACCCAGTGTTTGAATCCATGACCTTTCCTGTTGTTGCATTTGCATAAAATGGAAAGTTCATAACTGTAATGTTTTTGTTATTACCACTAGTGGCTGCATCAATAGTCACAGCAAATGAGGTTTGACCGACTAATCCTTGCGTTCTAATTGTTGATAGAGTGTAACCTTCAGTTGTGTATCCATAATTTGCACCTGTATCACCATTTAATCTGGCAATAATTGTGTTGTTACCTGATCCATTCCACGCTATGCAGTGGAATTGCAAGTGTGTGTATGAACCGCTAATGGATGTAAGGCTCAAAGTGCCAGAGCCTGTTGGGAGACTTCCGCTTGCGATTGAGGTCATTGAACCACTGCTACCAGCTGCTACCCATGCTGATCCGCTGTAATAAACTGTCGCATCTGTATCTTTAAGATACGCGTACTGTCCTTCTTGTGGGGATGTAATAGCGGCATCTCTAGCTGCTGCACTGGCAAAAACCAGCACACCCTGCATGAGATACCCGTTAGTGTCTCCCGCGCTTAAAACCTCACCTGTGGTAAAGGTCTTAAAGCCTAGTCCTGCTGCCATGTCTTCTCCTTAGTAACTTAAAACGCTAGTGCCTAGAATACCGTATAATGCCGAATCCAAGATGAACCCATCGATGATTGGCTCAGCTGTGCCGAACCTTGTTTTCCATGAGTTAGGCGTAATCGAGTGAGATACATTAAATACCTGCACTGTCTTGGACAAGGTTGTGTTGTTGGGCTGTGTTGTAGTTACGCTGATTGGACTAAAGAAGTCCAGCGATAAGGCAGCAACAGTGCCAGCAGTGTAATTATCCTGCTGTAGATCCAAGGTCAATTCATCGACTCGGCTAGATGTGTCTTTGCGGGAGGCAACAAAGGCTTGAGCATAATCAAGAGCTGTTGCATCTGTCTGCATGAGAAGTCCAGATTGGTTGTAACTATGAGTAAAGTACTTAGCAATAGAAGCTGCATCTTGAGCAGTCTGAACTGATCCACCTGTGCGGGTGACAGTAGCAAGGTTATAGACCTGAGTATCGTCAAAGACCCACTTAACGTCAAAGTAGCCAATGGCTGTGCCATCATCCTTAAACACAACAGGAGTACCAGCCACCGATGAGACTGTCAGATTTCTATCTTGGAAAGTGCATCGACCATTTGTATCCATGTAGACCGCGCCATACTCAGTTGTAGCCACAGTCTGCAAAGCTGCTAGGGCTGTTCTTTGAGTGGCTGGATCGGCCTGAACTGTAGTAAGTCCTGTGTCAATATCTCTAAGAGCAGTAGGCCATCCAATAGTGTCAAGAATCTTGCCAATGCGAGTGCCAGTAGTCTCGCCTGCAACCGCGCCAGTAACGCCAAAGAATTGGGCATTCTGAAATAGACGGAAGCCATCTACAGCTGTGATAGTTGTGTAAACAATATCGCCATCAAACTTAGGCGTAGATGTGTTGTACCCAGTTATGTACCCTGAAAAGATTGAGTAAGTTACTCCCAAGTAGGTTGAGGTAATAGTCATCTTACGCATTGGGTTCAAGTAAGTGTAATAAGGAGAAGCAGCGTTTTGAGGGTTAAAATTACCATTGCGATCTAGCAGACGGATCGAAGCTGTACCGGTCTGGAATTGCTCAGATGAAATATTGCGCCCGCGGTTAGTTTGTATGCTGTCTAAAAGGTTTGAAACATCGACTACAAGGCTAGTAGATGAATCAGATAGGACATTGCCACCATCTAATTCTGATGTACCTAAGACAAAAGGATAACCAAAACTTGCTCCAGTAGAGAAATCAATAATTACATTGATGCTTGGTCTACTCATAGTGATCCAGCAGTGCTAGTTAAGTCACCGCGCCTATTGAGACTTATCAGCGAGTTCTGAATTAAAGTGGTTAGTTCATCTGGGTTAGCAATAGTTCCAGCACTTACATTAACTACGACACTGCTGCCATAACCCTTATCGGAGCCAGGGAAACCGCTAGAAGCGTAATTGCCAGCGTTGGATGAATACCCACCGCCACCGACTACAGGTACAAAACTGCCTGCTGCAAGCATGTCTAATAGTGACTTAGATCCAGTGCCTGTAGCAGTAGGCGTTGGAGTAGGAGTCCCTAAAGGAGTAATGACTCCATTACCTAGAATCTTCAACTTAGCAATAGCCTCATCAAGATTCTTGAGATTGATTAGATCCTTAGGAACTAGATCCTTGAGGATAGATTCAATGTCACGCAGTTTGACTTCTTGACCAGTCAAAGCACCGATTATCTTTAAGTCTGCATTAAGTTTAGAAGTGGCTGATTCAATAGCCTTGACATCCTTGGCTGCAATGGCATCTTCAAGATTGGCAATGTCTTGCTTTACTCTCAAGCGAGCAAGGTCATTAGTAATCTGTAGCAGTTGGGCTTGGCTAGTTACCTTGCCTAGTTGCTCAGCCTGATTCTGCTCAGCTGCTGCTAGTTGAATCTTCTCCATGTCAAAGACATTAGATCCCTTACCTAGGGCTAGGTTGGCTTTGTCAATTGCTGCTTTTAATTGCTTGGCTTTAAGTTGCTTTAATTCCTCGGCTGTCAATACCTTGGTTAAACGAACATACTTTTCTAAACCTTTGTAACCAGCATCAGAACCTGGAAAACCACTAGATCCGTAATTGCCAGCACGACTATTTTTTTCTGCGTTTACTTGCTTACCTATTTTGTCAGCAATACCTAATATATCTAAAATTGGTTTTGGCAAGATTAGATTTTTAAGTTGAGGAAACAGAAACTTAGACCCAGGTATTTTTTTCAATTCAGCTACGATTGCTGCTATGCCGACAACTACGTTGGCTGTATAAGTAGCCAAATCTTCCATACCACTAGCAAGATCACTAACCGTAGTGTCCTCGCCTAGTATTGTAAAAGCATCAATAATACCCTTGCCAATAATTTCTTTTACATTGTTAGAAGCAATGGCTAACTTGTCCATTTGACCTTGGAAAGTATTCGCAGATTCAGTTGCAGCACCTGCAAAGGTTCCAGCCAATTGATTCATTACTTCATCAAACTTCTTAGTTTTAAGATCAGCTTTGGAAATACCTACGCCTAATTTACCAAGGGCGGTGTTATTGCCTAGGTATGCCTTAGTAATTGCGCCTGTGACAGTCTGTAAGTCTTTGCCAGTTGATGCGGAAATATCCAATGCGATCTGTAATAACTTTTGAGACTGGGCAGTATCACCAGTAGCAACAGCTAGTGCCTGATAAGCAGGTCGTAGTTTGTCATCGACTACGCCGAACTCACTTTGTAACTTCTGAATAAAGGCTTCAGAACTTGCAACATCTCGGCCAAGCCCAACATTCTTTAAAGCTAGTGCTAGTTGCTTCTGTGCCTTCTCATCAGCTGCTGCTGCTTGCACTGAGGCTTTACCAAAGGCTAAAACCTGTGCTGCGCCAAAAGTAACACCAAAAGTCTTAGCGAGGCTTTTAAGATTCTTGCCTAACTTATCGGTGGAGTTTTCTGCCTGCTTAAATGCGCCTTTACCAGTGAACTCTGCAGCAATGTCAATGACTATATTGGCCATGATTAACCTCTCGCCTTAGCGGTTGCATTGAGTTTGGCTGCTGCTGCCTTGATCGCATCTAGGACTGCTGCACTGGCTTTGCCTTGATTTTCATCATAAGCACGAAACAAAGCACGACCTTCCATCTTGCCATCGCCCTTCATGGCTTGGCCGTACTTGCTTGTCTGATTCTGCACAAAGCGACTGCTAGGAGTTTTACGTCCCATAGTTTCATAGATTGCACCAGCTGCGGTTTTGTTAAATACGCTGGCAAGGGATCTAAAACCTCTGCGATTAGGTTTGCCTGGTGTTGTCTTATAACCAATACCTGCTTTGGCAAGACGGCCAGTGTAAGTAGGGAAATTACCCTGAGAGTTTTGTCTAGGTAACCATCCGGTTAGGACTGAACTATCGTCTGGCAGATAACCCTTTGCAGATTTAACGATTGGCTTTAGTGCGCCACTAATCTTCTGTTGAGTTTCTTTAGCAAGGTCAGGAGTAAACTTACGCAAAGCCTTACGGAGTTCAATGCCGCCCTTTACGCTTGCTGGCATCGTCGATCTCCTTTGCTTCATCCCGCAGACCTTGTACTAGAGCATCTAGCATGGTCTTATCTAAATCTAACAATTGCTGTGGCGCGATCCCCAACCTTATGCTCAAGCGAGCAATGAGGTAGGTGAATGGTTGATCGCGCTTTAAGCTAAAGGGTCAGAGTCAAGCACCTCAACACTTTTAAGTGTCTCAATGTATTCCAACCCAAAAGGCTTAACAGTTTCACCTGATCTGCGTGTTACTTCCCAAGCGAGCCAATAGACATGGCTTTGTAGTTCCTGATCTCTAAATGCCTTATGAAAGCCCATTTTAGCGTACTGCTCAAATGCGTACTCCACTGCTGGAGTAATTTCGCCTTCTAGTACGCTTCCATCTGCACGAACGATCTTTAACTTTGCCATGACTTTGCCCCTTAGTTAGTTTTTAGAATGTGCCTGAAGTTGTCACTGCAACAGTTGAGTTACAGTTCCATGTTACTGATTGCATTCCGATATCAGCGACTGCGCCGTTGATGTCTGTTAGTCCATTTACTAGGACTGTGAAAGTGTAAAGAGGGTTGGTAGCAGATACTGCTGTTCCCTTTTCTTGTAGTAGCACTACTGTGACTGTTGTGCCGTATGCAGCTTGTAGAGTTGCCAATACGTTCGCTGCTGCTGTGTCGTTAAGGAAATCGATTGTGACTGATGAAGCCTCAAGACCCTTGACAAACTTGTGTGCTGTGTCACCCATTGCAGTTACTTCGAGTTCATCGAATGTGCGGTTAAGTGTTACAGATGTTACGTGGTCAGAAAGATCAACAGAATTGACCTTGATGCCGACCTTATTGTTTAGAAATACAGCCATTTAGGTTATTCCTCGTCTTTCTTAGTAGTTACTGGCTTTGGTGCTGGTGTGCTAACTTGCCCGATTTTCTTCAGGAAGTCTGCATTTTCTTGTTCCCACTCGGACATATTAACTCCAACTCGTAAGGATTGATACGGACATCTCGCAGCTGAGCAGATCGCCTGATGCAGCATTGAGAATACTTGGTGCGCTTACTGCGCCTACATTATACGTTAAAGATGATGCAGCGAGTAGATTAAACACTCGAACTACAAAGTCTTCTACGCCATTGAGGTTGCCTTCATTATCAAACAAAGGTGTAGTGATAATAATCTTGAACGCTGCCATAGGAGCGATGCCTATGTGCTGATTGTTTGTCGGTGTCAGGTATGGATCGTCCGGTGACACGATGACAGAATTAGCCAAGACTGTAGCTGGTGGGAAAGCAAAAGTAGACCAGCGAGTGTTATCTACTAGAGCAGTGGCTAAAGTAGTGCGAAGTGTGGTTATGGCTGGTGCTGGCATTAGCCCACCATTGATCGCGGATCTAGTGCGTGTGCTATCAATCCTCGCACCTTAGCGAGAAGCTGTGCGCTCATTCGGTAAGGGCTTGGCTGGAAATCGACAGCGTTACTACCAGAAAGGGTGGCTGTACGCGCTTGCCAGATTTCTACAGATATCATAAGAGCTGCGTTCTGTACTGCTGCATCTGCTGTCCAGTCTGTTGTAATATCACCGGTAACTAAGCCAGCAGGAGAAAGTGAGTTCTTGTCTGTTGCTGTAGCTGCGCTTATTGTGTAAGTGATTAAATAATCACCGACTGCAGTTATTGTCTTTGTGCCATTCCATGCTGATCCACAGTTAGTAATAACTACTACATCGTCAATAATAAATGGCTGTGGTGTACCAAAGTAAAGTGTGGCTGTTGTCGTTGTCTTTGAGTGTGCTATTGCAAAGGCTGAATTAACAGCAAGCATAGGAAGTAGGACTGCATCTGCTGCGTCGCAGACTTCTTGAATTGTCGCGTCTGGATACAATGAACCTACGCCAAGTACTGATTTCAGTTCGGCTACTGTACAGAGTGACATTTCATTTCCTTTCTAAAGACTCTGGGGATCAGAGGGCTACTGATCCCCAGAGCGACTTAGTGTGGCTTACGCCTTGTTATTCTTGAATGCGCCTGCGCCGACCTTAGTAGCAATTGCTCCAAAGCCGTAGTAGCCGATTGTGATTGAACCTGCTGCTGTTGATTCAGCGCGTAGGCGGTAGTTTGGTGACTCGTACCATGTGTATGCATCTGGATTCACGATCAAGATTGAACCATCTGTGTCTGTGCCTGATGCTGTGTTTGGTGTTACATAGAGATTGAGTCCAGCTACATTCCCCTGAAGCGCGGTAGGAGAAACTGCTCCGCCACTATTCTGAGGCTGTGAT